AGTATGAAACTAAAAGAGATAGTTGCAATAACAATTGTGGCACTAGCATTCATGTTGATTACTGGTGTTGCTAAATCAGATGACACGATTGATACTAAAGTTAAAAATCATATCGTAAAAGAATGGAATGATATAAAAGAATATCAAACTAAAACTTGGGCTGAAGCAAAAACAAAATGGCCTTGGAATGTATTATTAAAAGGAAATAATGATACACAAAATTAGTGATTTCTGTTTAAAGGTTGATGGTGTCAAAAAGACAAGTGATAGACTCTACAACCTTAAATACAATAATCCAAAGACGCCTGAACGAGATATGCAAATACAAGAGCTTATTGATGATATTCAGGCGACTTGCCTACTAATCGCAAACGATAAACAACCTTATGACAAATAAAGATATAACAATTAAAAATTTAAAAGATAGAAAAAAAGAAATAAACGAAGAAATAGAATATAAGAATACTCAATCTTTATCAGATGAATTATATGAGATTGAAGATACATTAAAAAAACTAGGTGTGAATGAGAATAATACTGTTAATTTTAATTAGTTTGTTTTTAACAAACTGTACAGCGACACGAAGTAATATTGGCGCAACTTTAGGTGCAACCACAACAACGGGTGCATGTGTTGCAATGGGTGTAGATAATCCTTATGTGATTGCGGCTTGTGCTGTGACTGGCGCATTTGCTGGCGCAGAGATTATGTACAACTCTGATTATGATGTACACAATGCAGCATTTGTAGATCACTTAAACCACGGACCAAGTACAAGTAGTTATACTAATTGGTTTAATCAAAAGACTGGTAATAGTGGTATCATACATACAACTAGATCATATAATAAAGGTCCAATCAAATGTAAAGATTATAGTGCGACTGTAGATATAACAAATAGATGGCCACTTGTAGGTATCGGAGGTGTAAATAGAAACACAGTCTTTGGTATCACTTGTCAAATGCCCGATGGTCAATGGGTAGAATGGAAAGGAAACTAATATGCCTCCTTATGATCCTAGAGCTTATGTAAAATTAATGTTTTGGTCAATATCATTTTTATTGATCTGTACATACTTATTTGCTGATGAAGTAACAACTAAAGATAAAGTAATAGATGTATTAGAAAAGATTGAACAAGTGGAGAAAGACGGAGACAAAGTTTACTGGAATAAAATTACAGAGATAAAACCAAAAAATACAGACGATCAATACTGTTTCGTTAAAGTAATTATCAAAGAGAGTGATAATCAAATTATTAAAGAAGAAATTTTGGAATGTGCAGATGGTAGAAAACGATCAGACGCACCTACTTATTGGGAACTATTCGCTGAGTTTTACTATACGGATATGCATCAACCAGAATACTGTCGTAAATACGATAGAAAAGGACATGCTTTTAAGACGCCAGGTAAAGTATGTTTAAAAATAAATGGCGAATGGGAGGTTAGATGATTAAGAACTTAATCATAATCTCACTAGTTGTTGTAATAGTTACAGGTATGTCAGGGGCTGAGTTTTTAGACTGGATTGCGCTTGGACTTGACAAATTACAACAAATGGTATATACTATCAAAAGTGAGGTAAAAATATAATGAACAAATATGTGAAAATAATGGGTGTAATGGCCCTAGGTCTTTTAGTTGCCAATTGTTCTGGTACAAACTATAAGATTAAGACCGAGAAGTCTAAAGTATTGAACGAGGTACCAAAGTGGTATGTAAATGACTTCTCTAATAAGAAGGCATGTAATACGCCTAGATTCGGTAAAGATAAAAACAAAATGTGTATCTTTGGTGTCTCTACGGCTGTGTCACCAGATTTACAATTGGCGATTGAAAAAGGTATGATGGTTGCTAAATCAGAACTTGCCGATAAAGTAAAAGGTGAAATGAATAAATCATCTAAAATATTCATTACAGAACTAGGTAAAAATCATAACAAAACAACTGTGTCAGAAGTTGAATCAACTATTGTTAATTTAATTAAGAACACACCTGTTAGAGGTTATGAGATATTTGCCAAAGATATAACTATGACTAAAAATGGTTATTATAGAGTATGGATTGGTTTAAGATTACCAATGGGTGAGTATAACAAAATGTACAACTTCACAATCGCAGAAGCTGTTGATGCTTACAATGTGAAATCAAAAGCTCAAATTGCGTTTGACAAGTTAGAAAACGAGAGTAAAGAAGATGGAAATAGTAATATACAGTAAAAACAATTGTGTGTTTTGTAATAAGGCGAAGCACTTGGTAAAATCGCTTGGCCTTACTTACGAAGAAAAGAAAATGGAAGAGTTTGATAGTCCACAGGCTATGTTAGAAGACATAGGTAAACAAGTAAGAACTATGCCACAAATTAAAATTGATGGTAAACTTGTTGGTGGTTACAATCAATTAGTAGAATACTTTGCTGATAAAGGTTTAGTAAACTTTAAGGGTGAGATTGTTGACAAAAAATAAAGACTACGAGAACGTAATACCTTTTCCAACAAATAGAATTGTGGAAAAGTCAACTGCTGGTCCAAAGAAAGAAGACCAAAAGTTTTTAGATGAAATGCATAAACAACAGACTAAAGAGTTTGTTGAGTCTAGTGTTGATGATATAAGTTTAAAGTTATTAAAAGATTTTTATAATATGGGTATCAAAACAGATAGAGGTGAATTTACAAAAGACTTGGCTATGTTAGTTGATACAATGAGAGGATTAATATACAGAGACTTTAATATGAAACACCCATCACAAGTTTTATCAGAGAAGATGGTAGAACTAAAAGTTAATAGGGACGGTGGTCAGAGTGCGAGAATACACTATGACATATTCCAAAAAGGTAAAACAAACAAACCTTTAAGTAAAGAGATTAAAGAAGAATTAAAAGATGGTCCAGGTATTTTTGAACCAGATGAGGACCTTTAAAATGAATTCGTTAAGAATCGCCTTCGCAGGTTGTAAAATAGTAAACTTAAACTCAAATATAAAAAGGAGTATATATTATGTTTAAACAATTAACAAGTATGTTTGCTAAAGACGAGCTAGTAAAAGTTAAAACAGTAAAAAGAACTGTTGAGACTAGAGGCAGAAAGTCTTTATCTAAAAAACAAAAACTACTTAACTTACTATCAAAAGGTGGTAATGTTGCTTGGACTACAATTCAATCTAAATTTGAATTAGAGTCACCTAGATCAATGATTGACACGCTAAGAGCGGAAGGTTACATGATCTATGGTAACAGAGTTGGTGGTAAAAAATACTACAGAATGGGTACGCCTACAAGAGCTATCGTTGCTGCTGGTATCAAAGCGTTATACGGAACTCCGTTCAAGTATGACAACCACAAGGTTTCTGTAAAGAAATCAGACTTAATCGCACTTGATGCGTAATTAAATATGGGGCGCTTCGGCGCCCCTTATGCTTATGGATTTTACACACGGTATATCATTATTTTTTATAGGTTGTACAGTAACCGTAATAGGTTTCTTTACAGCTTTTCTAGTTATAAATTATAATAAGAAAAAAGAAGAAGAAAGAATTAGAGAACAAAATAAACCTAAAGTACACCCTTATGGTGACGATACAGTATGAGTAATCATTTAAGAAATATTAGAGCATTATTTGAAAACGCTAAATCATTTGAGGTATCTCGTAAAGTTGATACATATGAATATGAGTCTTTAGAAAAAATGATATTAGAAGATAACATAAGATATAGTGAAGTTATAGAATTATTTACTGATAAAGTTTACAGAGAATGGTTTTATCAAAGAAATTTTAGAGGTAAAGAATTTAATATTACAAGGTATTCAGAAGAGTGATTGATGAAATATTAATAGACTTGGTTAAGAAAGACGTTAAGGGTGATGACGTTGCTATTTTTATGGGTGGTGGCACAGATAGTGCCACACTTTTATTTACTTGTTTAAGACTAGGTAAGAAACCTGTAGGTTATTCTTTTTTCCTAGATGGTAAACCCTCTTACGATTCATTAAAAGCAGAAGAGATATGTAAAACTTTCAACGTACCGTTTGTACCTGTACCTATGTCAACAGAAAATTTGATAGAAGATTTTAAATTACTTGCAGAGAAATATAATTGTAAAAAGAAAACACACTTTGAGTGCACATTTCCTTTTATATATTTGTTTCCAAAAATAAAAGAGAAGTATATTCTTACAGGCGTGGGTGCTGATAGTCATTATGTATTAAGCAAAAAAGGTATGATGCATTTTAAACATACAGTAGAACTAATGAACAAGTTTAGATACAATTACTTTCATAACACACCAAACGCAGGTGCTATGGATCAGTTAAGACAATTTTGTAAAGAATACGATAAAGTATTAAGTGTACCATATTTTGAAAAAGAAGTTTACGATTATTTTTATGATAAGAGTTGGGAAGAAATAAACAAACCTGTACAAAAACATTTGATTAAAAAGTGTTACAAAGAATTTGATAAGATAAAAGTTAAACCACATATCAACTATCAACTGTGTGCAGAGATAGACCATCTGTTTGAAAAGTTAATTGATGTAAAAGAAATAAATTTTAAAAATAGAAAAAGAGTTATGGATATTTGTAGAGATTGGCACGAAAAAACACAAAACAACACAGGAGCAAGGTTACCATTATGATACTAATAGATTTAAACCAAGTTATGATTTCAAACCTTATGGCACAGAGTAGAGGTGATCTTTCTGAACTACCAAGTAAAGATGCAGTCAGACACAGTATCTTAAATACAATAAGAGCATTTAATGTAAAGTTTAGAGAAGAATTTGGTGAAGTAGTATTATGTGCTGACGCAGCTGATCCATGGCGTAGAGATATATTTCCAAACTACAAACACCAGAGACGTAAAGGTAGAGTAGAGAGTAAGATAGATTGGGATGGCTTGTTTAAAATTATGAGTGAGATAAGAGAAGAATTTTCTACTAAACTTCCATACAAACTAATTCATGTAGAGAAGTGTGAGGCAGATGATGTAATTGCTACATTAATTGCTTTAAGACGAGAAGACAAATATTTAATTATATCTGGTGACAAAGATTTTATACAACTACAACACTATGGTGATGTGTACCAATTTAGTCCTTTACTTAAAAGTTTTATAGGTGAAAACCTAGATGCAACTACATTTTTAAGAGAACAAATAATTAAAGGTGATAGGTCAGATGGTGTTCCAAATATATTAAGTGATGATGATATATTTTTAAGGGACGAAAGACAGAAACCTATAAACAAAAAAAGATTAGCAGAGTGGGCTGATACAGACAACATACCTCTTGGTAGTGAAACAAGAAAGTATTTTGAAAGAAATAAGAAATTAATAGATTTATCTATGATACCAAATGATATAAAAACAAGTATTATAAATAAGTATAACAACTGTAAAGATAATGATAGGTCGCTCCTATTACAATACTTTATAGATAATAAACTAAAAGCATTGATTGAAAATATAAATGACTTTTGAAAACATATATATGGAGAAATAAAAAATGGCTGAAAGAAATCCTAATCTCATATCACCAAAAACAATGGAAGCAATGGCTTCTACCTCTGGTGGTAGTAGAGAATTGTATAGTGAAATCTTTACCAAAATCAATAACGCAAAAGATAAACCAAAAAAAATTGAGGTGTTAAGAAAATACAATACACCTAATATGAGAATGGTTTTAAAAGGTGCGTTTGATCCAAAAATAGAATGGGAATTACCTCCTGGAATACCTCCTTACATCGCTAACGAGGCGCCAGCTGGTACAGAACATACTTATTTGGAACTAGAGGCAAAGAGATTATACAACTTTGTCAAAGGTGGTAATAACCAACTAAACAAAATAAGAAAAGAAACTTTGTTTATACAAATGTTAGAAGGTTTACATGCTGATGAGGCAAAAATCTTAATAGACATGAAAAACAAAACACTTAATAAAACCTACAAAGGTTTGACAAGTGAAATGGTAAAAGAAGCATTTGGCTGGAACGCCGACTTTGTAAAACCATAAAAATATACGAATCAAAGGGTGCGACACTTGATGTTCACCCTTTGTTCCCCTCAAAAAACAAGTAAATACTAGCAAAATACCTATTGACAATCACCTCTTTTTCGTGTATATTATAAATATGAAAGAGAGGAATATATAATGAAAAAGTTTGTAATTACAATATTAATAGTAAATGGTTTGATATTTGGTTTGTTATCAAACACACAAGCAAAAGCGAATGATTATGCCACAACAGTTATTGGTCATGTGATACAAAATCATAAAGAGATAGATCATAGTAAATTGTTGGAACAAGAAATGAGTAAAATGGGTCACCAGTTTGCTTTACAGATGGTATCTATTTTACAACAGCACTTACCTTACATTATGGACGGAGTAATGACAGAGTTAAAACTTGAGCTAGATAAAACGCACAAGTGTTTACTGTTAAAAGATACAAAGATAGGGGATAAAGACTGTGGGAATAACAACAACTAAAAAATCTAACGTTAAAAAAATACTTAAACGAGACCTTGTGAGTAATCGTAAATATAAAACTACGTTTAAAGACATAAACAAGTATTTTAAAATCATTAACAAAGCTGTATTTAAAAATGTATTACAACCTTTTAATGATATACAGATTAAAAAGATTTACAAAGACGAGACGAAGAAGTCTTGCTACGGTCAAGTAGTCGTGTGGGAATGGAAAAGAAAAGGCACTCAACAATTTCATTTAGAGATGCTACCATACTACAGAAATAAAAAAGATTTTGTGGACACACTAGGACACGAAATGGTACACCTATATCAAATGGCCAATGTGGGTGATACTGGTAATCATAACAAACTATTTTATAGTTTTAGGCCAAAATTAAATGCAATAGGTTTAGACCTATAAGAAAGGTATATTATGAGTGGTGTGAGAAGTGGGAAAGAGCTTGACCCGTATTTACGAGCTAGAATAGGCGAGGCGAGAATACAATTAGAAAATCTAATTAAACCAAGTGTTCGCAGTGGTACTGGTAGAACTTACTACCTAGGTAACTTTAGAAAAGATGTACTAGACAACTTCACAGAAAAACAAGCAAATAAAATATTCGCAGCTATGGAAAAAACACATAAGCATTTACATTTATTTCAAAAGAAAGTGCCAAGTTTTAAAGATGCTGATGG